GACCATATAGGCATGGGAAACAGCATCAGAGCCATCGCCGTAGGGCAGAGCCGCAGCTTGCCAGTTATTGCCTGTGATGGTATAACTGACATCAGCAGTATTGGCCTGTGTTCTGACAGTCTTGGTGGTCATGGTTGTGGTGCCAGTAAACAACTTGTTATTACCAGCACTGATGGTTTGGTTGCCGCCACCATCAATCATCTCAAAGATAAACTCTACAGCGTTAGCGGCACCTAGGTCTGTGTTGACTGCTGTGTTTACAGCGGTCCAGCCACGCCTAGCCCCAATACGACCATACCTATCGATGACACAATTCTGTGCCTTCAGAGCATACCCTGAAGACAACTGAATACTGCTTTCTTGCGTGTTTAGGCCTAGAAAGCCTGGAGCAGCAATAGTAGCGGTCTGTATTCTTTTCATTAAGTGGAACCCCAGACGAGTTCTTCAGGATAACGGTTAGCCTCTGCAGAAATATGGTCTGCTAAAGACTGTCGATATAACTCATAAGCCTCAACACTGTTTACACCATTGTCCTCACCACGCTCATTTAAGGCCTTGGCATAGGCTAAGAAGATCACTGGCTCTGAAGGAACCTTAATTCCCGTAGAGGATGTGGCTAGTTCTGCCTGTGGTTTGATAACGTTAAAGTAGATGTTATAGACACCATCAGGAATAGGATAGAGGTCTACCTGTGTGTCTCCATTGGAATCTACACCGTTAAAGTTATAACGGTCAGGAGCACCAGTTAAGACTGTTCCACTATTTAAGAACAACTCATCCATCTTCTTAGTTGTCTCATAGTTTAAGAACCAATCAGATTCTGCATTGATAACGTCAATAACTTTAAATCTCTGACCAATCGTGGTTAAGACGTAGTTAAACAGATTAGGAGATGTAGTTACCGTCAGTGTCTCAGTCAAGGCATTCCAAGTATAGGAATCTTCAACCTGCCGTTTAGCATCGTTGATGAACCTGCCTATAAGTTTAGAATAAGCGTTGTCAGTGACAGCAGTAACCTCTGGCTCACGCAAGCGAACCAAGGTTTCGTTGACAAGTTCTAAGTAAGTTTTGTTAGCCATTTAGCAATCCCATTTCTTTAGTGCTAAAGCCTTCCTTGTTGGCCTGCCCTTAGAATCCTTCATAGGTCCTGGAACACCACTCATACGAGCACAGAAAGACTTCCTACGAGCAGCCTTCTTAGGAGACTTTGCAGCTTCCTTAGCAGACACTGGAGGCTTCAGGTTAGCGCCTTCCTTGTTCTTAAAGTATGCCCTGCCTTTGGCGTTTAAGCCACCTTCTGGGCTCTGATATACTTTCTTTACCATTATTTCTTCGCAGTCTTCTTAGCTTGTTTAAAGGCCTTAGCAGTGGGAGCACCTTTGGTACCTGGTTTACGCATCTTCTCACCAGATCCCGCCGCTATCCGTTTACGCTTTGCATTGATGTTGGCATAGAGGCCGGGCTTCATTTCTTGGCCTTTGACTTTGCCTTACGAGCAGTAGACAGAGCAATCGCAATTGCCTGCTTCTGTGGCTTGCCAGCCTTCATCTCTTTACGAATGTTCTCAGAGACGGTCTTTTTTGAGTATCCTTTTTTGAGTGGCATTAGTAACCTTTCTTAGCTGGTTTCTTAGAAGTCTTCTTCATGCACTTTCCTGCTTTCTTGCACTTAGCAGGGCTAGGACATCCGGGGCAGGGTTTAAATTCTTTCATGCTATCTCCTTAAACATTAAATTGTACTGCGCTCTTTGGTGTGATATCTAAAGTAACAATATAGGTAAAACTAGAACCAGTTTCAACTAACAATCTAATCTCATCTCCTTCTTCAAGAACAACAGTTTCATTTGCATTACCACCAAACTGTAATGTTTTTTTAGCATCTACATTAACTGTATCCAAAATAGTTACTTCAGTATTGTTGTGTTTATTATACCACCAAGCACTTACTGACTTATTACTTCCAAGATGATTAGATAGAAATAATAACTGCCAATAAGCAGAGTTCTTTGTAGGAACAGTGTATACTGTTGTTTTTGTATTTGGTGTTAAAGAACCACCAACACTAATCTTTCTGCTCATATTAACCTATTTTAAGAACTAAGCTGAGTAGTAGAACTACGATAAAGCCAGTAGTTCCAAGCAGGATCTGTTCTAGTCTCTTTAGCCTAGCATTGATGCCTGCATAGCGTTCAGCGCATACTGCCTCGTGGGTATCTAGTTGTCCTTTAACTTGGTCTATTGATGACATTATGCAACCTCATACTCGGTTTCTACCCAACTTGTTGTGGCCTCGTCCCATGAATACTTCTTGCCATCTGTGGGCATCGGGGTTGGGGCTTTCCATTGGCAGGTAAAGTCGTCAAGCAACCAACTTGCATAAGGCTTGGGCGGCACAAACGCATCACGGTCAGCGTCATACTTGTAGCCTATGCCAGCATAGTTCTTGCGGAATTTGCCGTTGTAGCTGGTCTGTTTCCATGTGCCACCAAATAGGCGCTCACAGAAAGCTGCACCAATGCTTTCTTTTTCGACACCGCCAGCGTCTGATGTGTCTTTGTTGTCAACCACAATCACCTGAGCGACGTAGCCAAACTGGTCAATTTTAGCGAAATGCGCCATCTAGTTCTCCTAACTGAAGTCCTGTTAAATCCATTTCTTCCCCAACATTGCCAACAGGGAAAGTGTTAAACGAAAGGCTGATACGGGTCTGCTCTGATTCTACTGTTGGAACCATGTGTGTCAGGCTTGACGGAAACAGTATCAGGTCGCAAGAGCCAACATCAAACCACCACGACTCTGAGTTCCACACATTCCAATCAGACGGTGGAAACTTAATCTGCTGGTATCCATTTCGGTAAAAGTAAATCCTATCTTTTGCCTTGTCTGCCTGAACATAGAACACGCCAGACACAAACGAGTTCGGATGCTCGTGCTTGTGGTGATATTGACCCTTGTCGGTGTAGTTAGTCCACGACTGAGTAATCTTGAGGTTGACCTTGTGCTTTGGGCTATAAACCGTGGTGAAGTAGTCCGACACGCTGGTTTCAATGAAGTCCCGCAACTGGGTTAATTCCTTGGCTTTCAGAATCGTGTTGTCAATACTGGTCGTGTTGCCCATATTAGAGCGTGTCTCTTGGTTTTTCAGAAACGACAGTTCTTTAGCCGAGAGGTCACGGTCTAACTTGTAGATGCCGACAGGTGTTGGAAACAGGTTGTGAATCATGCGGCCTTCTGTTCTGCAATGATTGCGTCTACTTGTTTTTGTATTTCCATCTGACCGGTGAATTGCTCAATCTGTTCTGGCAACCAAATCGTGTTGATGGAATCCTCAAACGCTTTAATCTTTTCCATTGTGTCCTGAACATCTTGCCAAGTAGGGCAGGGTCTTGGGTCTTCCCAACGGGAAAAATAAGTGTTAGAGATTTCCCACTTTGCACCCGGTCTTAGTAAATGCATTGCGGTGTCGATTCCATACAACCGATAGATTTTGGTTTCCATTTGTCCTCGTTATTGATTGGTCTTAATGATGACAATGCCAGAACCGCCTGCTTTTCCACCAGTTGCAACGCCACTATTGTGACCACCGCCACCACCGCCACCTGTATTAGCAGTTCCAGCAGTAGATGCGCTTCCATTGTCTTCACCTTTTCCACCGCCACCAGTACCAGCAGTTCCACCTGTGCTAAATCCTCGACCACCACCACCGCCAGCATAAGTTACAGAAGAACCAGAAATACTCGATGAAGTACCATTACCACCATTGCCACCAACGGTTGCCGAACCTGTTGTTCCAGCCGCATTAGCACCACCACCACCGCCTCCAGAAACTTCTGTTGACCCTGATTCTCCAGCACCATTTCCGCCATTGTTGCCTTGGCTTGGAGACGTACTTGGCGTATTTCCAGCGCCTCCCGTTCCGTTAGTGGCTTCAGAACCTCCACCACCTGAACCGCCGGACAAACCAGGTCTTCCTGTTGCACCTGATGAGTACGCGCCGCCTCCGCCGCCTGCTGAAGTAATACTAGAAAAAACAGAATTAGAACCGCTGCTTCCATCTACGCTTACGCCAGCGCCACCACCTGATCCACCCCCACCTACTGTAATTGTGTATTCAGTTCCAGCGGTTACGCTAAACGATGTTCCCGTCCTAAATCCTCCAGCGCCACCACCACCACCATGAAATCCGGCGCCACCACCACCACCGGCAACCACAAGGTAGTCCACAGAAGATACGCCAGTAGGTGCTACCCACTTGGTAGAGCCTTTGAATGTGAATATGGATTGTGTTGGTGCGTTGTATTTAAGGATGACTACGCCAGAGCCGCCTGTGCCGCCGTTACCATCTAAAGATGGGCCATTAGCACCATATCCGCCGCCTCCGCCGCCGCCTGTATTTGCAGTTCCGCTAACCCCGTTTCTGCTAGGGTTTGTTCCAGCGTTACCACCACCACCAGCGGGTGCAGTTCCGGGTGTTCCCCCTCCTTGTGTTGCACCTCCACCACCACTTGCGTAAGTTACCGATGACCCCGAAATAGATGATGCGGTTCCTGTGCCTCCGTTACCTCCATCGGTACTTGTCCCAGAACCACCTGTTCCTCCAGCACCGCCACCACCGCCAGAGCCATAATAAGGAGCCGAAGAACTACCAACTCCGCCGTTATTTCCTTGTGATGGTGATGTCGATGGTGTGTTTCCTAGACCACCTGTTCCAGAGTATTTACTACCACCGCCCGAGCCACCATTACCACCATTCGTTCCAGCCGGAAAATTCCCGTCACCAGCGCCATATCCACCGCCGGTTGAAGTAATAGTAGAAAATACAGAATTATTACCAGCCGACCCATTTGTATCAAAAGTGGTACTTCCAGCGCCACCGCCGCCAACCGTTATGGTGTAGTCAGTCCCTGCGGTTACTGAAAATCCTGTGCCTGTTCTAAACCCACCTGCACCGCCACCAGCACCGCCACCAGTTCCTCCACCACTACCACCTCCACCACCGCCGGCGACAACCAAATACTCAACCTCGGTCACACCCGTAGGACAAGTCCATGTGCTAGTAGCTGTGAAAGTTTGGATGACGGTGTAATTAACTTGGGGCCAAGTGCCAGCCAGCACCGCACGTTGCAATTCGTTAAGCGACCAAATACCCTTCGCCGAGGAAGACGTCGGGGTGTTGTTCTTGCCGATTACACCACCGTTGCCCCGCTGCATTAGGAAATTTCCTCGTATGAGCAGACCACTTTCAAGTCATTAGCTGCGCTTGCAGTTGCGCCAATTGACTTATCTTCCTCAAGGTAGATGCCAGAGGATTTGTCAATAACAATCAACGATGCGTCTGCTGGAACAACAACAGTTGAGCAAATTTG